GGTCCAAATGTTGAGAACGAGGTTGGGATGAAGTCGTTTACGATCCAGTTGTCCCAGTAACCAAGCCACGAGCGGGCCAGTGAGTGGTATACGATGACCGCGTTGTTCTCGTTGAGTGCTCCTTCAAGGGCGATATCGATGCTGTTCTCGGTCAGGAGTGCGTACTCGCTTTCGACTCCCAAGATCGTTGGTTCCTCGGTGACAAACGGAACTGCCAGCAGGTAGCGGTTGTTCCAGAATACACCGTCGCAGAGGTCGAGCTTGGTTTTGTCGATGCGACTGATGAGGTCGTTGATCGGGCTGGATAGCGCAAGACCTACGCTCGTCTGGGTACCGGCTTGGATCTGCTGGAGAGATCGGACGCCATCTCGGGACAGGAAGAATACGTCAGGACCAACCGCGGTGATTGAGCGGTGCGATGAGCAGCCGATATTGCCGCTGATGAGTGATATGGTCCAATCGGCAGCATCCTGCGTAGGATCGGCATTTACGCTCCAAATAGAGCGTTCCTTGAAGACGATGAGTTGATAGCCGAACCAAGAGTAGAGTCCCTTGATAGGATCACCATCACCACCGATCCGGATGGAGCCGAGAGGATCCCATGATTCGCCATCGAGGATATCCGAGAAGTAGAGGGTATCGGGCTGGATGGATGTATCCGCGGAAACTGCGAACAACCGATTGGTATGGGTGGTGAGAAATATCGGTTTGGCAGGAGGCGTGAGCGATACAAAGGCTACGGCGTGAGACGAGGCGGCAGGAGAAATAGTAATCGCTGGAGCGGTCGTATAGCCGCTTCCAGGATCGGTGATCGTTATGAATACAAGATTACCATCGTTAGAAACAACCGCAGTGGCCGTAGCCGTGATGCCGCTGGGAGGGGCTGCGACGGTTATCGTTGGAATGGAGCCGTGATTCGATCCCTGATTGATGACATCGATTCGGCTGATTTTGCCGGCTGCGGTGGAGTTGCTGAGGTTCGAGCTAGAGACGTACTTCAGCGTTCCGAGACCGTCTGAATAAAACAATTTGTCATTTAATTGAGCAAAATAGACGTAGAAAGCAGAAGCGTTGAGCGTTGACCCTGAAATCTGACTGTAGGAAGTTGCCGGTGATCCGAAGTAGAGGCTCTTGGTTGATGTACTGATGTCATTTACTGCAATGACAAGGCGTTCGGATGTTGCGGTATCGAAGTAAAATCCCGATAGGACCGTGGAGTTGGATTGAAGGTTGGACCCAAAATTGGAGTTCGTTGACTCCCAGTTCGAGACGATATCTTCCCAATTAGATACTTCGCTGGCTCCGGTCAGTGAAACGGTTCCGAGTCGCGTGACGAGATTGCCGAAGTCGTCATAGTCCATGTTGATGGCCGATTCCATGCTGGTCGCAGGAATGGCATCAGGACGAGTGGCAGAAATGACGCCAGTGCTGAACCCCGTGCTTCCATCCAGAAGCATCTGATCATCGAGAGCATCTGAGGATTGGAATGGCATGGCGATTACAGGATGTCCTGGAACGTGTAATCGTACAAGCTATCTGGGATGATGCGGCTGATTTGCTGCTGCTGGCCGCGTTCCATGTCTTTCATGATGGAGACCTGAGCGGCTCCTTCTTGGAACTTGGCTTGGGCTTTGCCGTACTGGCGTGAGTATTCAAGGAGATCGCCTTCGGTGTAGGCCATCAGTGCGTTCTCTACACCTCGCAGCTCGAAGTTGGTATCGTTCGAGATGGTGACAGCCTCACCGAACTGCCGCATCTGCGACTGTTTCTTGGCAAGGATGAACAGGGTGCCATCGGCATTGGGAGTGGGAACGAGCTTGATGCGTGGAACACCGGCCTCGCCGTAAGCTCCACCGATCAACCGGGTCCAGTTAACAAAGTTGCCGGGGGTGGATTTGCGGCTATCGACGTTGTTCCAGGTGTTGGGATCGAGCTGGAAGAATGACACCCATTCCGCGGCGGGCACTTCGATGCCATCGGTATCTCCGGTGACCGTGAAGCGGATGGCGACGGGGAAGTCGATGAAGGTGTTGTAGCCGGTACCTGAAGCGTAAGCGGATGCGACGTAATCCGATAAGGTGATCATCTCATCTCCGGCGGTGACCGGATGAGAAATAACGCCGAGGGTATCGTTCCACAGGCATGAATCCCAGATCATCGAGTAGCGGCGGATACAGAACTTCTTGGCCAACGCGATGGTGGCCGAGTCTGTGAACGACAGCTTATCGCAAGCCGCCTGAGCCGCTTCGGATGGTTTCATGCGAAGTATTCTTGCAGTGTCATTGAGGAACTGACGCGAGCTGCAGCTTCAGATTGGCCACTGGTAACGTCATAATATGATTTATTAAGCCACATTGATGGAATGTACGTTCTTGCATAGTAAAAATGGATTCTGTAAGTAACAGCAGATGTGGATGCTGGTGAATCAAGAATCTGAATAAACTGGGTGCTTAAAGAGACATTACTAGTGTTTGCAATACCAGGAAAAGGCGCAATACCGAACAAGTCTGTACCTACGTTGTTGTCTCCAATAGGTATATTGTTACGAGTGATTCTAAACGCTCCGTAATTTGCATATTGCTGATTACTATAGTTTATAACTATTGAAACCAACACCGTTGAAGCTGTAGATCTAGGAGTGATTGAAGTGGTTAGAACCGTTATCTCTGTTCCTGATCCAACATTTGTGGCAACAAACGGACTTCCTGATGCGGTAGAGTCTTTGTAAATCGTCTGTTTTACTTGCGGAGTAAAATAGGTTCCAGCAACAAGCCTTACCTTATTGTCTGTTGCGTCTTTTATCAGAACATTATCTGCGGTAAAATCAACGACAACAGGGGTGAGGTTTGGAACCGTAATGTTGTCTGAGTTGAGCGTCAGTGTGTCGGTACCGGCATTTCCAAGTGTGGTATTTCCGTTGGCCGCAAGATCACCTGTCAGCGTGGTGTTACCGGTCACTCCAACACTTGCCAAGGTGCTTGCTCCGGTTACCCCGAGGGTACCGGTAACGGCGGTATTGCCTGTCAGCGTGGAGGTTCCAGTGACCGCAAGGTTTCCTGGGACTGTCAGGTTTCCGGTGAGCGTAATTGCTCCGGTGACATTGAGCGCACCGCCTATGGTCGCTGCACCGCTCGTAGCGAGGCTTGAGAGGCTGGTAGCCCCGGTCACACCAAGAGTGCCTGCAATGGCCGTGTTGCCGCTTGCAGCGGCCACTGTGAGCTTGTTAGTGGCTACGCTGAAATCGTTGGTGGTATTAACTGCAACGCTGGAGATCTGGAGAGCGGAGTCATTTCCGCTGCCGTCGCTGATGGCTTTGAGCGTTGCGCCTACGGTGGAGTTGTCGGTGTTCTTGAGTAGGCCAGTGTAGGTCGATGCAACGCTACTGCCTGTAAGTGGTGTTCCCATATCAGTTCTTTGGCAAAACGTACCAACCGGCTGGAAGGGTCACCTTAGATGGCCCCACCAATTTCTTGTCCTTGTCAAAAGCGTAGACGCGAGCGCGGACAGGCTCGGCTAACATCACGGGATCACCGTTAGGAACCAGAATCACTTTTGTCTGGCAGCCCAGGCAGATCGGCAACACGAGAAGCCAGATCAGATTTGAGAGGCTTTGGCGCATTTCCTTCTTCTATTTTTGGTGCAGGCGTCTCCCGGAGGAAGTCCAAGAGAGCCTTCACGAGTTGATAAATCCAGTTCAAGGCTTCGGAGCTTCGACTTCCTTGGCATCCTTAGCCCAGATCAAACCAATGCCAGCGGTCACCGCGGCAATGGTCGTAGTCAGGTCGAGGTTGGTTGTCGGGTCGTTATCGAAGATGGCCTTCAAGGCACCGCCAACGGCGACGAGGATGGCACCGACACCAGCGAGAGTTGTTTTTGTGTTTTTCATTTGGATTTAAATAAGCGAAACGCTGCGTAACAGGCACAAAGTAAGCCTATCAGCGCGGTGATAAGCCTTACCCAGTCAGTGAGGGCTGGAATAAACGAAACAGCGGTAGCACCTGCCGCTGCTGCTAGGGATAGTCCAGGGCTGGTGCTGCTGTTCGTTGGTTCCATTACTCGGGCTTGGGTTGAGCGGCTGCGAGGATTAAGTCTGCCAAAGGAACGCCTACCTTAGCGTTCTGATAGCCACCGGCTTTGATGGCAATGTCGATGAGTTGGAGGAGGCTGTTGGCCTGCTCCTGAGT